TCGGTCGTCCATTGGGAAGGCCGAGTGAGTCATGGCCAGCGATCGGGACGGGAAGGGGCGGGCCTGAGTGCAGCCTCGGACTACGCCGAGCTGGAGAAGGCCAGGGCGAACCTGGAAGCGTTCCAGGCGGAGGTCGCGCCGGTCCAGGAGAAGTTCCGGGGCCTGAAAGAAACGATCAGGGGCGCCCTCGACGAGAAGCTGTTCAATGCGATTGCCGCGGCCATCCAGAACGTGGACAACCAGACGCTTGACCAGCTCATCGCGTCTCTGGGTGCGACGCAATGGAACGCATTGAAGGCGACCGATGCCTTCAACGGCATGCTGGGCGCCATGCGCGGAGAGGCGTGGCGGGACGAGGTCGAGTGGATCCGGCTGACCCGTGGCGAGTACGCGGCCTGGATGGCTGAACGCGGCGCGGAGATCAACGCAAGGGGCGGCCCGGACAAGATGGACCCGGCCCAGCGCGCAGAGTTCAACAGGGATGCCGCGCGCAAGAAGGCCGACATCGAACGCAAGGCCCAGTTCCGCGAACAGCAGCAGGCCGCCCAGCAGTCGGTCAGGGGCGTGCACGAGCAGGCTGATGCGTACGCCGGGCTGATGGATCGCATCGAGAAGCAGATCGCCCAGGACCGGGTGCGGCAGAAGCTGAAGGAGGGGATGACAGAGGCGGAAAAGCTGCAGGTCACCCTCCTTGACGAGATGGAGCATGCCGAGAAGAAGCTCAGCGAGCAGAAGCAACTGCGGGTGAAGGCCTCGCTGGACGCCGCGGTGGCCCTGGCCAAGGAAGCGGCAGCCGCTGAAGCGTCGAAGAAGGCCCAGCAGGATCTGCTGAAGCTGCAGCGGGAGCTCCAGCAGGCGGCGCATGCACAGCAGCGCGGCAACGACCAGGCGCTGTTCGGCATCGGCCATGGCGCAGCGAGCGTGGATCGCATGCAACGCCGTTCCGCTCTGGATGAGGATCGGGACAATCGAAAGCGCGCGCTGGACGACGAGTCGCGTGGTGAGGACGGTAAGGTCATCGAGTCGGAGCGCTACAGAGCCCGGCTGGCCGAGCTCGATGCATTCCATGAACAGTCACTGCAACGCGAGGCAGAGTTCCAGGAGAACAAGAAGGCATACCAGTCCGATTGGAAGAACGGCGCAATGCGGGCGTTCGAGGACTATGCCGATGCCGCGGCCAATGCCGCCGAGTTGAGCCACGGCGTCTTCAGTAATGCATTGGGCGGGTTGGAAGACAGTCTGGTCAAGTTTGCCCAGACCGGAAAGCTGTCCTTCTCCGACCTCGCCGACTCGATCATCGCCGATCTGGCGCGCGTGGCAGCCAAACAGATGGTCAGTGGGCTGATCAGTTCGATCGGGCAGATGTTCGGGCCGAAGATCACCGGCTTTTCCATCGGCGGGTACACGGGCCCAGGGGGCAAGTACGAGCCGGCCGGCATCGTCCACAAGGGCGAGGGCGTGCTCAGCCAGGAAGACATGGCTGCGCTCGGCGGCCCATCGGCATTCTTCGCCCTGCGCACTTCGCTGCGAACCGGCAATGGCCTGTCCGGTGGTGATAGCGGGGGTTATGTGCAGGTACCGATCGCCCGTGCCGGCGAGGGTGGGATGAATGTGGAAATCAACAACTACGGCGAAAGCCGGGTCAACACCCGGGAAGAGCGGCAGCGCATGCCCGATGGCAGCGAAGTACGGCGGCTGGTGATCGACATCGTGGGCGACAGCCTCAACGGTGGTGAGCTGGGCGCCATTGGACGGGCCCGATACGGATGGACGGAGGCAGTGGGATGAGCAGTTGGCCAGAATATGCAGAAATCCGCTTTGCGGATTACGGCGAGGAGATCGTCGCTTCGGAAGAGCGGACCGAGATGGAGCGCGGCCCCAGCAAGATGCGCGCGCTCAACAGCCGGGTGATGAAGAACGTGTACGCCTCGGTGCAGTTCCGCACCGCGGCTGACGCCGAGGCATTCGAAGCGTGGTACCTGCACGATGTCGGTCGCGTCGGCTGGTTCACGATGGAGCACCCGCGGACCGGGCAGCCGATCAGCGCCCGCTTCCCGCAGGGCATCGGCCGCCTGGTGCCACTGAACACCCGGTTCCGCTTCTCCAAGCGCGATCTTGTACTGGAGTACATGCGATGAGTTCCTTCCATGAGCGCCGCCAGCGCCTGGCCGACACCCAGGGACCGCTGATGCTGTTGGAAGTGTCGGCGCCGTCGATGCCGGAGGTGTTGCGGATCGTCAACGACAACGTCAACTGGACCAGCAACGGCAAGGAGTTCATTGCCGCACCGTTCGGCTTCCAGCTTCCCGACGATGTCAGTGGACAGGCACCGCGCGCGCAGCTGGTGATCGACAACATCGGCCGCGCACTCACCGAGGACCTGGAAGGGCTTGCCCCCGGAGAGATGGTGACCGCACGGTTGATGCTGACCGATCGCGCCGATCCGGATGCCATCGAGGCCGAGTACGACCTGCCGATGACCCAGGTGTCGGTCAACACGCGCACGGTCAGTGCCCAGTGTGGTGTCGACTTCCTGATGCGCCAGCAGGCCGTGCTGCTGCATGCCAATCCGTTCACGCTGCCGGGAATCTTCTGATGCGCCTGGTCGACGTCGAGCGATGGGTGGGCATCCCCTATGACGAAGCAGCGTGCGACTGCGCCGACCTGGTGATGCAGGTGCAGCGGGCGCTGTTCGCCCGTGAAGTGGCACTGCCCGGACGCCGGCCGCGCGGGCGGCGCGGCTCGGCCGAGCTGGGCGCATTGTCGCGCGCGCAGGCGGTACCTCGCGAGGGCCCTCCACAGGACGGCGACCTGGTACTGATGATCGAACGCGGACAACACAACCCCGGCCACGCCGGGGTTTTCTTTTTCCTGGCTCATGAGGGCTGGGTCTTGCACAGCAACGAAACGAACGGCTGCAGCGTGCTGCACCGCGTTCGTGACCTACCCGGATTTGGGCTGAGGATCGAGGGATACTACGCATGGAACTGACACCACAACCGGCGGTCGACGGCCGCCTCATCATCACCCCGCACCCGGTGCTGCTGGATGGCCAGCGCAACGTGCCGGTCGAACTGCGCCCGGGTGAAAGCCTGTACGCATTCCTCATGCGCCATGTAGACGGGCTCGATGGCCGCGCATGGCAGGTCTGCGTTGACGGGCTGGAGGTGCCGCGCGAGCAGTGGATGCACACGCGACCGCGCCATGGCCAGTTGATCGAAGTGCGCAGCGTGGTGGGCAAGGCGGTGATTCCGCTGGTGGCGATGATCGCGCTGACCTATTTCACCTTCGGCATCGGCACGCTGGTGGCCGGTTCCGCGTGGGGCGCAGGCGCCGTTGCGGGGCTCAGCGCCACCTACGGCACCGCGCTGGCGTCGGCGGTCTATGTTGCCGGCAGCGTGCTGATCAACAAGGTGCTGGGCCCGAAGCCTCCCCGTGCAGGTGGCGGTGGCGGTGTCGCCGACACTGCGTATTCCCTGGCAGCGCCGCGCAACCGTGTGCGCGCCTATGAACCGCTGGGCCTGCTGTTCGGTTCCACGCGCCTCGCTCCGGACCTGATCAGCCGCCCCTATACCTGGTTCGAGGGCGATGAGCAGTACGTCGGCCTGACCCTCAGCCCGGGCATCAACGTTGGCCGGGTGGAGGCCCTGCAGAACGGTGATTCAGCGCTGTCCAGCTACGAAGGCGTGCGCACCTGGTTCCGCGGCTTCCCGCAGATGCCCGACGAAGCGATTCCGCTGTACAGCAACGCGGATGTGATTGAAGGCGCGCAGCTGCTCGATACCGGCAGCGATGCCAAGCACGTGGCCAGCCCGTGGGTGGAGCGCACCAGCTCCGCTGACTCTCTGCGCCTGCAGGTGAACATCGAGTTCCGGCTGTGGGATACCACGTCCAAGGGCAAGGACAAGGACAACCGCGAGCAGATCCAGATCCAGTACCGGCCGGTCGGCTCCGATGCCTGGCAGTCGTTCGGCAATTACAGCGTCGTGGGACGCACGCAGAAGGCGCGCCGCGTCAGCTACGGCCGCGACGTGGAGCTGGGCCAGTACGACGTGCGCGTACGCGTGGCCGGGCAGAACACCGATGGCAGTGGCGCGCAGGCGAATTTCACCTGGACCACGCTGGTCAGCGTGCAGCGCGACGACGCCAGCCATGCCGGCATTCCTGCCATCGGCCTGCAGATGAAGGCGTCCGGCCAGCTCAATGGCACCCCGGATGAGATCCGCTGCGTGGCTCATGCGCGACCGATTCCGGTGTGGAAGGGTGAAGCGGCCGGCTGGGTGACCGAGGAAACCAGCAACCCGGGCGCACAGATCCTGGCCTACGCGCGTGGCATCCATGATGAGAACGGCAAGCGCATCGCCGGCCTGGGCATGGCCGACCGGCGCATCGATATCGAAAGCCTGAAAGCCTTCATGCTGCACTGCGCGGACAACGCGCTGGGCTACGACTACTGGCTGACCGAGGTGCGCAGCCACCAGGCAGTGCTCGACGCCATCGCGCTGGCCGGCTTCGGCCAGGTGACCTGGGCCAAGGGCCGGCTGGGCGTGGCCTGGGCGGCCGATGAGCAGCCCCTGTCCGGCGTGGTCAACATGGCCACGATCAAGAAGGGCCAGTTCCAGGTCGATTACACCCTGGCCAACGCTGCCGACGGCATCGAGTACAGCTACCTGGACCGCCGCACCTGGAAGGCGGCGACGCTGCGCGTGCCGGCGCCGGGCGTGGAGGTGATGCTCAATCCGGCCAAGATCACCGGTGAGGGCGTCAGCTCCGAAGCCCATGCCGCGATGCTGGCGCGTTGGCATCTGGCGCAGAGCGTCTATCAATACAAGTCGATCAGCTACAGCACCGACATCGAGCACCTGGCCTACTCGCGGTTGTCGGTGCTGGCGTTGCAGCACGACCTTACCCAGTGGGGCTTTGGTGGCCGCCTGATCGATGCCGCCGTCGACGCTGCAGGCGTTGCCACGCTGCAACTGGACGAGACGGTCCCGGCACCTTCGCTGGGCAGTGCGTTCATCGGCCTGCGTATTCCAGGCGAGCGTGTCTACCGCGTACTGCGCGTGGTTCCGGGCGCTGAGCCAAGTGACAGGCTGGTGCTGGCCGATCCGTGGCCGGCAGATGCACCGCTGCCGGGCCACAACGACGGCAATCCTGCACACGACACGATCTGGATCTACGACTTCAAGCAGACGCCGGGTACCCGCGTGCGCGTGACCGGCATCCGCCCGGAAGGTGACCTGAAGGGCGCCGCTGTGGAGGTGGTGCAGGAGGGGCCCGAGTTCTGGCACTACGTGCGGACCGGGCAGTATGTGCCGCCGTCGAATGAATCCTCGCTGCAGACCCGGCCGGTGGCCAGCAATCTGAAGGTGGTCGAGCGCCAGGTCAGCCGGGGTGGCAGCGTGCATACCGAACTGCAGGCCAGCTTCGATATCAGTGGACCCACCGGCGAAACGCGGGTCCTGTCCGATCCAGACGGCAATGCCGCGCTGGAGGAAGTGGCACGCACCAGCACGCGATCAGCGAGCTGGGCGATTCCCGGAGCGGGTACCTATCCGGTGGTCGTTCGTCCGTACAGCCCCGATGGCCGTGCCGGCGTTGCCGTGTCCACCCAGTACACCACGCTGGGTGCCGATGCGCCGCCGGTCCTGGTCGATCTGTTCGACATCGAAGAGCTCAGCGGTGGCGTGCGCCGGTATGTGTGGGGCTTCTCCGGCGACACCGTGCAGTCGGCTGATTTCGCCGGCGTGGAAATCCGCTATACCGCCGGCAGTATCGACAACCCGCTGTGGGAGCACATGACCCCGCTGGGCGATGCCGGTGGCTTCTTCACCTCCGCAATCGAAGCCGTATTGCCAGAGGCGGGCAGCTGGACGTTTGCGTGCCGCAGTCGCAACACCGCTGGCGTGCTGTCCGTCGGTGCCCGCTACCTGCGACGCTCGCTGGGGCGCAATACCGGGCAGACGCTGGAGGGAATCGGCGGTGTGGTCGAATCGGTCAAGCAGGACCTGGGCAAGGAAATCAACGCCCGCATCGACAGCGACCTGGCCGCCGCCACCCGTGCAGCCGAGGCGCTGCGTAGCGAATCGCTGCGCCTGCAGGACCAGATCACCGCCAGCGCCCAACGACTTGCCGGCCAGGCCGAACGGCTGGACCAGCAGGCGCAGGCGCTCAAGGCGAACACCGATGGCCTGGCGCGCGAAGTGCTGGACCGTGCTGCCGGCGATCTGAATACCCGCACCGAGCTGACCACGGCGGTGACCCGCGAAACCAGCGAGCGCCGGTCGGATGTGGAGAACCTGACCCGCATGGTGAGCCAGCTGTCGGCAGGCAGTGGCGTGCAGTTCGACAGCAAGCGCATCTGGTACTTCGACAGCAGCGTGGAAGGTTGGGGCGCGAATGGCGGCAGTCCAACGCTGGTGGAGGGCTGGCTGCGCCCGGCCAACCATGCCAGCGACGCCTTCGTGACGAGCCCGCGCGGCCAGGATGTCCAGGGCGCGGCGCACCGCTTCGTCAAGCTGCGCATCCGCAAGGTGGGCAGTCCTGCCTGGGACGGGCGCCTGCTGTGGAATGGTCCCGGCCAGTCGTGGGACAACGCACGCATGGTGCAGTTCGCGGAGCCAAGCTATGACAGCAACGGCATCGCGACGCTGGACGTGGACAACATTCCATGGAACGGGACCATCGTCGACCAGATCCGCCTGGATCTGTCCAAGGCGCAGACCGATGCCGACTACTTCCTGCTGGACTGGGTGGCGATCGGTCGCCCGACGCCGGGTGCGTCGGTGGCCATGCTGCAGGACGAAGCCACTGCACGCGTCGCAGCAGACAGCAGCGAAGCGGGCCGGCGCGAGTCGCTGGCCGTGCAGTTGCGCGGCAGCTACGAGGGCGGTGACCTGGCAGGGGTCAGCCAGGGCCTGATCGCGGCCGAGAAGACCGCACGGCTGAGTGGCGACCAGGTCAACGCGCAGTCGATCCAGGCACTCCAGGCACGGATGCCCGCAGGCACCGACGCGCTGGCCACCAGTGCCAGTGTCAGCAGCCTGCAGCAGGCGATGGTGACCGCTGACACCGCGCTGGGGCGGCGCGTGGACAGCCTCGATGCCACGATGGGGGACAAGATCGGATCCAGCGCCTTCAATGCGTTGAAGACCGAAGTCGGGCAGCTCGATGGCCGGGTTACCAGCAGCAGCCAGGACCTGGTGCAGCTGAAGAGTCGCATGGAAGCGGTGATGGGCGCGGGCAGCAACCTCGCGCTCAATGGCGACTTCAACCTGGGCGCTGGCACCGGCTGGACGTTCTTCAACACCACCGCAGCATCGGTGGTGCGCGAGGGCCGCGGCAACAGCCTGTGCTGGAAGGCGGAGCCCTATGCGGGCGGAAGCAATACGGTGGTCAGCGCCGCGGTCAATGAGGGGCGCGTCATCACCCTGACCGCCGGCCGTCGCTATCGAGTGTCGTGCTGGACGCGGACCAGCGAGGACTTCGACGGCACCGCCGACAATACCAAGCTGCGCGTCGCCGACCACAACGGCAACCTGATGGGCGGCGCCACGCAGTCGTTCCCGAAATCGGCGGACTGGGTCAAGACCGAGACCTTCGTGACGTTGCCGCCTACCGGCACGGTGCAGGGCATCAAGGTCACGATCAATCGCAATGGCACGGCCGGCACGTTGTGGCTGGACGATCTGTGGGTGGAGGATGTGACCGATGTCGACGCGAACGCTGCGGCGGTCAGTGGCCTGTCGACCAGGGTGGAACAGATCGATGGCAAGCTGAGCAGTGCCGCCGAGGACGTCACCCGGCTGGCCTCGGGCATCGGCAACATGGTGGCCTACAACATCATCGCCAACGCACATATCCTCGCCTGGCCCACCGGTGGCCCCCGTGCATCGGGTGTGTACCGTGCCAATGGCAGCATCGTGCCAGGCATGGGCGCCAACCGGGGGCTGCGGGTGGGCATCATCAATGCGGACAACAGCATCACCGATACGGCGGTGTTCGATACCCATGGCAATCTGCAGACCGAGTCGGCCCGCTTCAACACCTGGTACGACCAGACGCTGAAGGACAACCAGTACTTCATTGCCTATACGTCCGATGCAGTGGGGGCGATCAGTAGTGCCAGCAACAGCGACACCAGTGGCCTGCGCACCCGCCTGCTGGACGCGGGCCTGTCACAGGAAAACCTGGCGGCCCTGTCGGGGTCGCGGATGCTGGTGATGATCGGGCGGCGCAGGAGTGGTGCCGGCGGTGGCAGGCAGATCCTGTCGCCCTTGCCGGAGACCGGCCGTACTGGCATGTGGGTGGAAATGACCGTCACCGTGCTCAATGGCGTGCCGACCGGATCGCAGGATTCGTCGATGCTCGATCGTACGGCGCGGAGCAATGCGGACGCCTTGACCGGGCTGCGCACCGACGTCAGCAAGCTCGGTACCGACCTGGTGTCCGCCGCCGACAGCCTGACCAGCCTGACCGCGCGGGTCGACACCTCGGTGACCAGCAGCGACAACGTGCTGCGCAACAGTAACTTTGCTGGCAGTGCCGCCTGGTGGACGCTGACCCGTACCGTGTCGGCCAACACCGTGGAGTGGGTGAAGGCATCGGGCCAGAGTGGTGATGCGTTGCTGATGACGCATGGGCCGCAGGCCGGGCAGAACCCCTTCATCACGGCCAATGACGCGCGGTGGTTGCCGGTGGTTGCGGGGCGGTCGCGCCGGTACCGACTGGTGATGGTGGCTCGCGCCTTTGATGAAGCCACGGCGACCCTGGTCTGCCGGTTGCGCGTGCGAACCACGGGTACAGGCGAAAGCCATGCCGACGTGACGCTGAACCTGTCCGATGCGTCCTGGAAAACCTACACGGCCGAATGGTCTGCCGCGCAGGATCGCAACGAGATCATGCCGCAGGTGCATCTGACCAACGCCGGCGGCAAGGTGCTGTTCGACCGGATCGAGTTCTACGACATCACCGATGCGCAGGACATCGCCGGCAACGCGACGGCCATCGCCAACCTGCGCAGCGACGTGGTGCAGCTGGGCGATCGTGTCACCAGCAGTGCGTCCAGTGTGCTCAAGCTGCAGTCGGACGTGCAGTCGGTCCTCAATGGCAGCGACAGCCTGTTCCCGCTGGGTGCGTTCGAAACGTTCCAGGATGGCCAGCTGCTGGGCAGTGCGGCGGGCACGATCTACACCGTCCGCGCCGATGCTCGCCGGACCGGTGAGCGCGGTCTGGATGTGAACGTTGCGGCCAACACCAGCCCGAACACCAATGCGGACCTGTACTTCGGGCAGTGGACCCCCATCACCGGCAATCGCCGCATCTATGTGGAGTACTACGCCCGCCTGCATCCGGACAGTATCCAGCCGACCGGTGGTTCCATCCGGGTGGGCTGGCAGACCACCAACGAAGCCAACGCGGAGAATTCGTGGCCCTTGCAGGCTTACGCACTGGCCTCGCTGCGCAAGGATGGCTGGACCAAGGTCAGCGGTTACCTGGACACCGCCGCGTCTGCGGCGAAGTGGCGGATGCTGGTCAGCATTCCGGGAGGAAGTGGTGCGCGCGAAGTGGGCGTGCGCGTGCAGGTGGACGACATCCGCATGATCGATGTCACCGACGCCTACGCCGCGCAGCAGAGCGCCGCTGCCACGGCCACCGCGGTGACCGCGCTGACCACCAAAGTCGATCAGCAGGGCACGAAGGTCGACGCGCAGGCGCAGCAGCTCACCGACCTGTCCAGCGGGCTGAAGGGCGTGCTCAACACCGGAAGCGGCCTGCTGCCCAATCCCGACTTCGCCGAAGGGCTGGGGGGGTGGACGGCATCGGCGGCGGCCAATGGGGCGGTGTGGAGTACGGTCAACGGCGACGGACGCCCAGGTGTGCTGCTCAACCGCTACACGAACGTGAATCCGACCCTGCAGGCCAACGGTGGCAAATGGGTGCCGATCAACGGCGCGCGCCGCCTGCGGGTGATCGTCCGCGCCTGCGGTGCTGGCGGCGCCAACAATCTGCTGGTGCGGATGTATCGCAAGAATGCGGCAGGCCAGCAGTCCTACCAGGATCTGCGTGCCGTGTTCGCGGTGGAGGCGTTCGAGACCCGATCGTTCGACTTCGATGCCTTCAACAGCGGCATCGATGCCTGGCGCTTGAACCTCTATGTTCATCCCGACAACGGTCAGGTGCGGGTGGACAGCGTCCAGGTCTATGACATCACCGACCAGGTGGCCAACGATGCCAATGCCTCGGCCATCACGGGGCTGAGCACCTCGGTAAGCCAGCAGGGCACCAAGCTGGACACCACCGCGCGTGACCTGACCCAGCTCAAGACCCAGGTGGGCGATGTATCGGCCAGCGGCTTCTCGCAGCTGAACAGCCAGGTCAGCCAGCAGGGTAGGCAACTGACTGCGCTGTCCGGGCGGATCGATGGCGTGCAGGCCTCACTGGGTGGCAAGGCGGATGCAGCCGTGGTCACCAGCATGCAGGCGCAGGTCAAGAATCTGGGCGCCGGTGGCAACCTGCTGATGAACACCACGTTCCCCTTCTGGCAGCGCTCGGGGTGGGGCTGGGGCAGTAATCCGAACGGGCGGTGGACCGAACTGGGCAACCCCACCGGCGATGACAACTGGCATCCGCAGGGGATCTTCGGGCTGGGCGCGGTGACGCCCGGCGTCGTCGCAGCAGGCGAAATGGCATGGTGGGGAACCGAGTACGACATCGCCATCGAAGGCGGCAAGACCTATTGCGCGTCCGCCTGGATCAATACCCATCGCGTGGAAGCCAAGCTGGAGATGACGTTCTTCGATGCGGCCGGCAATCACCTGGGGCTGGTGCACAGCCCGGGCGTGAGGAGCGATACCGGAACCCCGATCACGCTCGACCGCTTGACGCGCACGTTCCTGATCACCAAGGCGCCCGCCACGGCGACCTTCGCTCGCTTTCGCGTGATCGTGATCGGCACCGGTGGAAACACGCCCTATTTCTGGATGTTCCGCCCGATGCTCAGCCAGGTGGACGCGGCAGCAACCGCCCCGCCCACCTGGTCGGCCGGAGGCACCGAGTCTTCTGCGCAGTGGTCGGTCAACGTCCGTGCAGATGGCCGGGTAGGGGGCGTGCAACTGGCGTCCAGCGGCCAGGTCTCGCGTTTCGATGTGGTGGCCGACGCGTTCAGTGTCAGTGCCCCCGGTGGCGGGCGTCGTACCGAGTACAGCGATGGCAACTGGCGGGTCTATGACGAAGCCGGACGCCTGCGCGTGCGCATGGGCGTGTGGTGA